GTATTCAATTTGACGCAATGGAAGATATATAATGAGCAGAACAGTTCCAGCGGCTATCCTTACAGCTTTAGCCCAACCCGAAGTGGAACCTTTCTACGCTGTTGAGATTGATCTTGACAGTGGACCTCTACGCTTGTGGACTGGTTATGGTGACCGCACTGTTGACAGTAACACCTACACAGGTGGTGGCACTCTAATGACTATCGAAGGTCTTGAGGAGGTAGCTGACCTATCTGCTAAGAACATCACTCTTACTCTTAGTGGTATGCCTTCTGAGGTTATCTCCCTAGCCCTACAAGAGCCTTACCAAAGACGTAAGGTACGTGTATTATGGGGAGTACGAGGTGTCTCTGACTTTGTAGAAGTATTCTCAGGCTCTCTTAACCAGATGGTAATTGAGGACTCTGCTGAGAGTGGCACTATTAGTGTTACTGTAGACAGCAAACTCGTAGAACTAGAGAGAGCTTCTAACCGTAGATACACTTCAGAAAGTCATAAATCCCGATATGCTACAGACACATTCTTCGACTTCGTTGCTCAAATCCAAGACAAAGGTGTTAGATTCCAACCTAAGTAAACTACCACAATACCTTAAGTCAGTTAAGGATACTCCATTTAAGTGGGGACACCAAGATTGTCTTATATTTACTAATAATGCTTGGAGAGAAATGTATGGGTATGGATGGGCAGACGATTGGCTTGGCAGGTATATGGATGGTGTTAGGCCACTTTCTAGGAAAGAACTCCAAGAAGAGTATGGCTACAGAACCTTCACAGAAGCCGTAGATGAGCGTCTTACACGTATTGACTACCTACCCCCCAGAGGCTCTCTAGTTGCCACTCGTAAGGCTCGTAGGTGGGCTATAGGCAATGCTCTAGGTATCTCTGTAGGCACTAAGGCTGCATTTGTAGCTAAAGATGGAATTGTCTACCACCCGATTGAAACTATTGATAAGGCTTGGATAGCATGAAGCAGGACACACCATTTAACGTACTACGTAATAGACACTCTTGGGAACGATCCCCAAGGGCTGAAGCTATTGTAGGTGCTGTCTTTACCAACTTAGTGGCGGGGACTACTGCTTACAGTCTTGCCGTAGCTGCTGTATCTGTAGGTTTATCCCTAGTCACCTCTTGGGCTGTGGCTGCCCTAACTCCTGCACCACCCACACCTAAACAAAGTCTGCTAGTAAACTCTCGTGACGCTGCTGCACCTCAAGAGATTGTCTATGGCACTGTCCGTAAGGGTGGTCCTATCACCTACCTTGAGACTGTGAATGGTGGAAGCGTTCTATACCAGATTATCGCTATAGCAGCCCACGAGGTTGATGCTATTGAAGCCATATACATTAATGATGAGGTAGCTACACTCTCCAATGATAGCTTTGGCCCTAATAGTCGTGGCAGAGAAGGCGCTGGTTGGGTACTAAACGATAATTGGACAGATGATCCCGGTGAGCATGAAATCCGTATCTTCTATCACCTCGGAAATCAAACCTCTATCACTGACACATTTGCCAACTCTAGTGTGGAATCCCTTGACAGTGTATTCTTTGATACTGGGGATACGGACCTAGACAGCCAAAACTTTGGAGGTACAGGGCAACCAACTAAAGCCTCTTTTGTAGGTAATGGTATTGCTTATATCTTTGTTCGATATTCTTACGCATCTGGGGTGTTTCGTAATGGTATCCCCACTATTACCGCTAGGGTTAGAGGCAAGAAGGTCTTTAATCCAGTTACTACAGGGACCAGCTATTCTTCTAATGCGGCTCGTTGTATTCGTGACTACCTGACAAGTGCGTATGGCCTTAATGATCCTGAAATAGATGACACTGTTTTCTCTGCTGCTGCCAATACTTGTGATGAGGATGTAAACTTAGGAACAGACGGTAATTGGGCCTTATCTACTACATACGTAGTAGGAGACACTGTAACTAATGATGCTGCTAGTTATATTTGTATCCTTGACCATACCTCTAGTGCTTCAGATGAACCGGGAGTGGGTGGGTCTGCTGGGACATACTGGGAAGCGTATACAGAGAAAAGATATACTATTAATGGTGTAGTTAGGGCAGATCAGTCCTATGGTGATGTTCTTCAGGAGATGACTACAGCCTGTGCAGGTACCCTCTTCTGGGGCGCTGGCAAGTGGAAGCTACAGGTAGGTGAGTATAATGCTCCCACTAAGACACTCACTCTTGATGACCTACGCTCTGAGATCAGTCTACAGACACGAGTGAACCTACGGGATCAGTTTAACAAGGTTCAGGGTACTTTTGTAGATTCTAGCCAGAGGTATATCACTGCTGACTACCCTCCTATTGAATCTGCTACCTTCCTTGCTGAAGATGATGGTGTAGAGCAACCACTAGACCTAGACTTACCATTTACTACAAGTGCAGCTACAGCACAACGTCTTGCTAAAATGACCCTATTCCGTGGTCGTGAGCAAATGACTTTTAGTGCTGACTTTGGTCTTAACGCATTTAACGTAGAGGTTGGTGAGATTGTTGCTCTAACCATTGATCGTTATGGTTGGACTGAGAAAGAGTTTGAGGTTGTTGGCTGGCGCTTCGGTGCTAATGATGAAGCTGGTGATCTTCGGGTTACACTAACTCTGAGGGAAACTTCAGAGGCTGCTTTCGATTGGGATGCAGAAGAATCCGAAATCATCTCTAACAACACTGGGTTAGAAACTCCCAGACTCTCAGCTAGTACTATCGACCTAGATGGGAGCACTGTCAGTAGAAATGATTCTGGGCAACTGATAGTTAAAGAAAGTGGTGTTGACACAATACAGTTAAACGCTTCTGCTGCCACTGAAGGATCATCTGACGATGCAACCCCAAGCCAGTTGGGTACAGGTATTAACACACCACACAGGGTTTCTACAGCATCTATTGTTATACCAGCGAATGAAACTGCAAGGTTTCTAATCCAAGTTTTCTTTGAGCAAGGCTACCCAAATTTCCCAACAGTAGACTCTTGGCGCTATAAGATTCAACCATCAATAGAAGAAACTGACGGTACTTTTGTGACCAATCTGACTGCAAGGGAAAGAACCATTGGGATGGGGGCTGCCGCTGACCTTGCTGTTGTAGCTTTTGAGGATGAGTATACTAACTCAACGTCTAATGAAAGAGTTTATGTCATTGATGTGGATTGGTACGGAGAGGGGTCAGATATTCGTCTTCAGAGAGTTACGTCTTCTGTTTCGGGGTTTTGGCGATGAAGTGCATTATTACATATAAGAAAGACACTGGTGATCTGTTTGGTTGCTCAACTTGGCGTGAGGGTGCGTTAAAATCAGTTGAGCGGTCCTTCAAAAATAATCCTAATATTGGTGTGATGGAGAGTGACTTCAAACCTGATAACCTATTAGACTACAAAATAGCGGAGGGGGCCATAGTACTCAGACAAGACTCAGAGATTGCTCTACGCAAAAAGGAAGAGCAGATGGAAGCTGTAAGGATTAGGCGGAACAAGTTACTCTTAGATTCAGATTACACACAGCTAGGGGACGTGAATAAACGAAAGTCTGATTGGGCCACTTACAGACAGCAACTCAGAGACCTTCCCTCAAAAGTCACTGACCCTTTCAATGTAACTTGGCCCACACCACCAGAAGGATAATATGATGTATAAACTCTCTCAACGAAGTATGCAGAACCTTTCAGGAGTACACCCTGACTTGATTGCTGTAGTTAAACGGGCTATCCAGATCACTGAGCAAGACTTTAGTGTTATTGAGGGAGTTCGTAATATTAACCGACAGCGTGAACTTGTAGCTAAGGGTGCATCTACTACTATGAACTCTAGGCACCTTACAGGACACGCTGTAGACCTAGCACCTTATCCTGTTAACTGGGATTGGGAATACTTCTACCCTATTGCTGATGCTATGAAGCAGGCTGCTGAGGAACTTGATGTGGACCTTGAGTGGGGTGGAGATTGGAAGAGCTTTCCAGATGGTCCTCACTTCCAGCTTTCTAGAAAGGCTTATCCCTGATGGCTAACGAATGGCACCTAAACAAGAGTGTACCTATCACTTTCATTCTAGCCATAGCTGCTCAGACGATTGCTCTCATATGGTTTGTAGCTACCCTACGCAATGATGTAGATAATAATCAGACTGAGATTGTTAGACATGAGGCAAGAATTGAAACTCTTGAGGGTTTGGTACAAAATCAAGCAGTCTCATTAGCCAGAATTGATGAGAACATTAAGGCTATCCGAGATGCAGTCGAAGACAGAATCAACAGTAGCCAGTAAGAAAAGCTATAAGCGTGAGTTAGCTATAGCACTACTTATATGGTTTGCCTACCTAGTGGAGACTAAAGATGAAAGCCTTATTGAAGTCCTTGTGTGGCCCGTCTTTACGTACTCTGCATTGGCTTTTGGTCTCCAGTGGTATTCTCCTAATGGCGGGATGCAGCAACCCCCTAGACCTCCTATCGGGCGGGACTAA